GATGGGTAATATTAACTGCCATTATAATGTGGCTAATAAGAAAAATAAGACAATGAAAACAAGAGAAACATCAATAGATTGCTTCAATGAAATTAAAAGAGAAGGTTTATTATCTAAAATGAGATTTGAAGTTTACTCAGCTTTATTTTTAATGGGCAAACCATCTACAACTAGAGAAGTGTATGCAACTATGAATGTTGATAAACAAGAAGCAACAAGATTTACGGAACTAAGAAAACTCGGAGTTATTTATGAAGTTCAGAATAGAAAATGTACTATCACAGGCAGAATGGCAATAGAATGGGATTTAACTAATAAACTGCCTGTTGATTTTAAAAACACTAATAAAACCAAACAACAAAAAAAGAATGATGCTTTAGAGTCTTTGCGGAATTTATATAAAAAAAGATACAAAAAAATAAATGACGAAACGATTGATGAATGGAAAACAGTTGCTGATTTGATTAGAAGAATATGAAGTCAATAAGCAAACTTAAAAAAGAACTAGACAAATGGTTTAGTCTTTATATTAGATTGCGTTATGCAACTTCAGAAGGCATTGTACAATGCTTTACTTGTGGCAAGATAGGTCATTATAAAAAATTACAATGCGGTCATTTTCAAACTAGAAGACATCACTCAACAAGATGGAATGAACAGAACTGTCAAGTCCAATGTGTAAAATGCAATATGTTTGAGCAAGGAGAACAATGGAAGTTTGGACTAGCATTAGACCATAAATATGGTGAAGGCACATCTAGTGAATTAGAATTTTTAGCACATACAACAGTAAAAAGAATGAGGGCTGAATATGAAGAAGATATAAGATATTACAAATCAATTGTTGAAAACTTGAAAAAAGAAAAAGGAATAGAGTAAACTTTTATTATAAATTTGACGTATGCACAAAACAATTTATTCAAGCGATAAACATAAAGCTATAATTGACATCTACATTAATATGTGCAAGGAATTTGCACAAGACATCAGCAGTAAGGCAAAATACCAAAATTATCTTGAAGTTGTAGATATTATTATTGAATATCATAATAACTATGGAAAAGGAGTGAAAGAAAACAACTTCTATGATTGGCTAATGATTATACCGATAAACCTCTCAGTCGCTACAAGCGGTTTTTTTGCAGGGTTAGAAACTAAAAGTAATTCAGCAGTAGTAAAAGCATATAAAGTAGTCTTAGACCAAATGCTTCATGAAACTGTGGATAGGATTGATGGAATACAACCGCACCATGAATGAGATATATATAGAAATATCAAAGCTCACAGATAAGTTTAGAACAATGGCTTATGGTCTTACAACAGATGAAAATAAAATACATGAAGCAGTACAGGAGTTGATGATGTATTTTCTTAGTATGAATCCTGATACATTAAAGGCTATTTATGATAAAGATGGAATAGATGGGGTAACAAGATATGGAGCAGTAGCATTAAGAAGAGCATTAACAAGCAAAAGAAGTAATTTTTACTATAAGTATGAAAAGTATTATACACATATTAACAGCTCTATTTATAATTGCACTAAAACTTTTGACCATAGTGATTATACAGGTGATGGTGTTAATTATAAAACTATATCAAACCTGCCTGATGAAAAAATAGACCATGTTCAATTAAATAAGTTAGAAATGATTGATGTTGAATTGGACAAGTTAAATTGGTATGACAGAGAATTATTTAAATTATATTACTATGAGGGGAACACATTAGATTCACTCGCTGCAAAGACTAGAATAAGCAGAAATAGTTTGTTTACAACAATAGATAAGGTTAGAGAAATATTAAAAAAAGAATTAAATGAAACTATATAATCCAAATACACATGATAGCTTTGTAATGCAATTTGGCTTTCCTTATCCTAAATGGAGGGTTAAAAGAGAAAATGATTTAATTACTATATATCCATCTAAAAAATGAATAAGTTTTTTGTACCAAATGAAATATATGAAGATAGGATAGCTATCTGTAAAGAGTGTGTTTATTATTTTAAACCCACAGGTAATTGCAAGAGGTGTATGTGTTTCGTAAGACTGAAGGCAAGACTTGCTCCTCAATCTTGTCCACAAAAGTATTGGGATAAAACAAGTAAAGTAGAAGCCCCTGATGATTTGCCACAAGAAATAATAGATGAAATATTAGACATGTGGAAAGATTTAAAAACAGGAAAAGCAAAAAACATAGAAGCTAAAAAACGCTTGATACAAACATATAACACTATTTTTAATACCAGCTATTCAACAGGGACTAATTGCAAGTCTTGTCTATCAACTTGCTTTAAAGCAATAAAACAACTATACGAAAAATACAGCCAATGAGTTATTTAACACACCTAAAAAGAAACAAGCTACACTATTCAAGCAGATGGATAGTAAAATATGATGATGATGGATTAGTTAGAGAAGTAAAGTTAATATTTAATCCTGAAGAGTATCGTGCCTTTAAAAGACCAAGAACACTAAACACACAAAAAACATTAATTAAAATTTTAGAAAATGACAAAGAAAGGAGAAGATTATACAACCAATCCTGAGCCACATTATTATCAGGGCAAAAAGTATGGATATTCAGCTAGAAAAGTAGTTGAAGATTTTGAACTATCTTACAATACAGGAACAGCAGTAAGCTACTTATTACGAGCTGGTAAAAAAGATGGCAATCCTGAAGAGCAAGACATCAGAAAAGCTATTAACCATTTGCACTTTGAGTTAGATAAACTATATGAAAAAAGTGATGTTAAAGCAGGAGGACTAGCACAATGACACTCTATATTTGTGAATGCGGTAAGGAATCAAAAGAAATAGGCAAGGCTACTATTGTTTTAAGAGAGGGCAAGTGGGTATGCAAAGAAGCTAAGTGCAGTTGCGGTAAATACATGGATAGTGAAGCTGAAGAAGGGATACCCAATCTCATAAGGACAGAAGCATCTTTAAGTAAAAAAAAAAGACACGATAAACTCTGGGATAGTGCAAAAGAAAAATTAATAGGCGAAAGAGGTATAAATGAACCTTTTAAATAAATGAAAAATAAACCAATAAGAATAGTAAAAGAGCCAAAGGTATTAGCACAGAAAGTTATAGAATACTTTTATAATAATCCTAAAGCAAATACATCAAAAGAAATGGAAGAAGTTTTTAATGTATCACACAGAAGGATAAGAAAAATAATAAGTGATGAACTAAAGGCAAGACTTGAAAACAGTATAACACGTAGGTATATACAATATGAATTTTGTAATAAAGAATAGTCAAGACAAACAAACGCTATTTAATTACTTGAAAGAATTAGAAAGTGATTATATAGTTAAAGTAAAAAAGCAAAGAAACAACAGGTCTAATATGCAGAACAATTATTACTGGGCTTGTATAGTACAACCATTAGCAGCCGAACTAGGATATTTTCCTGATGAAATGCACGATACACTTAAAGTAAAGTTTGCAAGTGAATGGCAAAGTGTAGAGATAAATGAAAGGCAGATAGGACTACAAACAGTAAATAGCACAGCAAGAATGAACACTAAAGACTTTGAGATATATGCAGATCAAATAAGGATATGGGCATTGACAGAATTAGGTATAAGATTAATGCTGCCAAATGAATTCAAGTGATTTCTATTATATATTAGCAACTTGATTAATCAAATTATTTCAAAATGAACACACACGGAGGGAAAAGAGCAGGAGCAGGACGCAAGGCAAAAGCAGAAGAACAAAAGCTAATAGAGAATCTAACACCAATGAATGAGATAGCGTTAGAATCACTTAAAAAAGGATTAGAGAAAAAAGAACAATGGGCGGTTAAGTTATTCTTTGAATACTTCTATGGTAAACCTCAGCAAAGAGTTGATGTTACAACAAATGAGGAAAGCCTAAACATGCCTGTAATAAACTTTGTAGAAACTGAATCTAAATAAGAAATACAATCCATTATTTGAATCTGATTGTCGTTACTTTATAATAACAGGCGGTAGAGGTTCAGGCAAGTCTTTTGCAGTCACAGTATTCTTAACATTACTTACAATGTCAAGAAACATCAGGGTATTGTTTACAAGATATACAATGGTATCAGCACATCTATCAATCATTCCTGAGTTCTTAGAAAAAATAAGTCTATTAGGATTTGAAAATATATTTAGTGTAAATAAAGCTGAGGTTGTTAATCTAAAAAACAAATCAGATATATTATTTAGAGGTATCAAGACATCAGCAGGGAATCAGACAGCCAGTCTAAAGTCATTACAAGGAATTAGCTGTTGGGTGTTAGATGAAGCTGAAGAACTTATTGATGAAGATATATTTGACACAATAGATTTAAGTATTAGAGAGAAAGGAGTGCAGAACAGAATAATCTTAATATTAAACCCTGTAACAAAAGAACATTGGATATATAATAGATTCTTTCAAGACAAAGGCGTTGAAGCTGGTTTTAATGGCGTTAAAGGGAATATATGCTACATCCACAGTACATACCTAGACAACACAGAAAACCTATCACAGAGCTTCTTAGAACGTATAAAGACTATTAAGCATAATAACTTTAAAAAATATCAACACAAAATACTTGGGGGTTGGTTAGATAAAGCAGAAGGTGTTGTATTTGAGAATTGGAGTATTGGTGAATTTAATCCTGATGGATTACAAACATCTTGTGGAATGGACTTTGGGTTTAGTATAGACCCTGATAGTCTTACAGAAGTTGCTATTGACAAGAAGCATAAAAAGATGTATTTAAAAGAGCATATTTATAAGAATGGTTTAAAGTCACAAGAATTAGCAGAATTAATATTAGAAAAAGTAGGTAATAAGTTAATTATCGCAGATAGTGCAGAACCAAGACTAATTGCAGATTTAAAACATTTGGGAGTTAATATTAAACCAGTTAAAAAAGGAACTATTGAAAGTGGAATAACAAGGATGCAAGATTATCATTTAGTTATAACTCCTGAATCAACCAACATAGCTAAAGAGCTTAACAATTATATTTATAGTGATAAGTCATCTAAATTATATGTGGACAGTTACAACCATGCAATAGATGGAATAAGATATAATGTAATATATCATTTAGACAATCCGAACTATGGAAAATATTTTGTTCAATAAAAAAGGGCTGCTAAAAGCAAACCCTGATTTATATTATAATGAAAACAAAAACGCTGCAAATATATAAGAATAAAACAAACATTAAACTAAATTATGAACTTTTCTATTATATTATAGTATGAAGATTAAGATTAAGAAGGATGGCAAGATAAAGCAGTTCAGAACAATTAGTAAATGGTCAGATGTAACATTAGCAAATTGGATTAAACTGATTAACTTGAGTGCAGAAACAAAGAGTGAAGAGGCGTTAGAAACAATAACAGAATTATCAAATATTCCTAAAGATTTAATAAGTCAGTTGGAATTAAAAGACATCTCTGTTATAATGAGCAGGATAGGTGAACTTCAAAAAGAAGAGAATAGTTCTTTGCAGAGGATGATTGAAGTAAATGGTAAAAGATATGGATTCCACCCTGATTTGGATTCTATAACTTTAGGCGAATATGCAGACGTTGAAACTTTTATCAAAAACGGAATAGAACAGAATCTGCCTGAGTTAATGGCAATTCTTTATAGACCAATAGTAGAAGAAACAGAGAGTGGTATTTATACTATTGAAGCGTATGATGGTAATATATCTATACGAGCCGAAGAGATGAAAAAGATGTCAGCAGAGCAAGTGCAAAGTGCGCTGGTTTTTTTTTATCATTTAGGGAAAGAATTGTTGGGGATTTTGCCATCATTTTTGATGGAGCGGCTGAAGGAAATGAAGAAGCAATCGCATCTGAGAGCTTTGCGGAAAAGTGGGGATACTTTGGGATAATGTATAGATTATGCAATGCAGATATTTCAAAACTAGAACAGATAACAAAACTTAATCTATTAGAAGCATTTACATGGTTAAGCTATGAAACAGATTTACAAACACAAAACAAGGTAAAACATGCCAATAAACAATAAGACATACAATAATGTAGTTAATACACTATGCAGACTAGGTGAATACCATGAGCAGATTTCTAGCGTTTCAGTAGGGGATATATTTGACATCAATTTAGAAAAGCTGGAAAAGATGCCTTTGCTTCACATTAATCCAGTAAGTGTTACAACAGGGGATAGTGAGTTAGTATATAACTTTCAGCTTTTTATTTGTGACTTAGTTTCTGAAAAAAATGACTGGCAAACAAAACAGCAGAGTGACCTTACTAAATTAGTAAACACTAAAAATAATGAACAAGAAGTTTGGAATCAAACCTTAGAAATATGTACTGATTTTATTTCAATGTTAAGACATAGTGAGCAACAGTCTTTGGAAGGAACGAATGATATAAATGCGCCAATCTATTTTACACAAAACCAATTTACAATAGAACCATTCTCAGAAAGGTTTGACAACCTTTTATGCGGATGGGTATTTACAATAGGTGTTAAAGTGATGAATAACTTTGATGCTTGTACCATTCCAGTAACAAGTGCAGGTGCAGGATATTAATGCTAGAAAGATTAAAGAAATATAATACAATAAAATTATGGAAAATAGAGATAACAATAGTACCGCCAAAGATAACAATAAAGCTATGAACTATAATGATGTATTAGAAAAGTTAGAAGACATTAGCATTAAGCTAGAAAGTTATAATGATTATCCGCAAAGCGCAACTAATAATGCAAAGAAAGCTAGAAAATGGAAAGAAGAAAATGGTAGTGATTGCGGCACAAGAGTAGGGTGGACAAGGTCAGCACAATTAGCAGACAGAAAGAAAATATCAAGAGATACAATAGCACGTATGGCTTCATTTAAAAGACATCAACAAAACAAAGACGTACCATATTCAGAAGGTTGTGGCGGCTTAATGTGGGATGCATGGGGCGGTACAAGTGGCATAGAGTGGGCAATAAATAAATTAAAACAAATAGACAAAAAATAAAAAATTATGGCAGATTTAGTAACAACAATTAGTGAAGCTGTAACCTTAAATGGTTCATTGAGAGGTTCAACAAATTCATTAACAACAACAGGAATAGTAGATGTATTTGAAAGAATCTTAACATGTACTCATTCACAAACAACAACAGTAGCAGTATTTAATTCAACGCCTCATGGAGCTGACGGAGCTT